AAGAAATGTTAGACGAAATACGTGTTTATGATACTTACACTGCTGTTAATGGTGCCCCTGGTGTCAAATTTGTTGATAAGATGAATCGGAATACTTCTATGGGTTTTCCTTGGAAAAAATGTAAGAAGAAGTTTATGGAACCATTACCTGCTGAGGGTGAGATGCAACATCCTGTTAAATTCACAAAAGAAATCGAAGATAGAATCATTGAAATTGAAGAGAATTATAAGAAGGGAATATTACGTCAACCTATTTTTAACGGGAGTTTAAAAGATGAGGTGAAAACAAAAGAAAAAATTGCTAGCCACAGTACGCGCATGTTTTGTAGTGCGCCAGCTGATTGGAGTGTTGTGGTTCGTAAATATTTCTTATCTTTAACACGTGTGATACAGAAGAATCCTTTCCTATTTGAGATGGGACCTGGTATGGTTTGTCAATCAACAACGTGGGATAAGTTGTTTAAATATTTAACACAATTTGGAGCTGATAGAATTGTTGCTGGTGATTATAGGAAATATGATAAAACTATGCCTGCCGTTATTATAATGTTAGCTTTTTCGATTCTAATGGAAATAGCCAAATGGGCAGGTTATACATTTACACAGTTATTAGTTATGTTCGGTATAGCAAATGATACTGCTTATCCAACAGTAGATTTTAATGGTGATCTTATACAATTCTATGGATCTAATCCTTCAGGTCACCCTTTGACAGTGCTGATAAATAGTATAGGCAATTCTGTTTATCTTAGATATGCGTATTACGTTTTAAATCCTGAAAAGGAATGTATGACGTTTCATATTTTTGTTGCTCTTATGACTTATGGTGATGATAACATCATGGGTATTAGTTGTTTTGTGTCGTGGTTTGATCATGTAGCTATGCATCATGTTTTTATGGAAATAGGTATAGAATATACCGCTGCAGATAAAGTTTCTGAAATTGTTCCATATATACATATTAATGATGCATCGTTTTTAAAACGTAAATTTAGGTTTGATGAAGATGTTGGGTATTATTTATGCCCATTAGACGAAGAGTCTATAGCCAAAAGTTTATTGTATGCAGTAGCATCAAAGAGTGTTAGTTCACAAGAACAAAACATATCTATAATATCTTCAGCTATGAGAGAGTACTTTATGTACGGACAAGAAAAGTATATTGAACGTATGGGTGTTCTTATGGACATTTGTATAGAGGCTGGTATATTAGATTACCAACAATCATCGACTTTTCCATCTTGGAACCAATTATATATGGATTTTTGTTTTTCATCAAAGATCCCATGTGATGGTTCTAAACGGGTGTTGCAGAATGTCCGTTTTAGCCAAAATCTGCCTTTAATATTAGTTACTGCTGATGTTGAGAGTTTTGAAGTGCAATCAAACTCAGAGAATGGAATATTAAATGAAATCCTACTAGGGCGATCCCCGAAATCTCTATTTAGAGATGTGTCAAAGTTGGAACACAAAAACGCTTCAACCTGTGGTATAAATGAGAATAAAACCACTTGTAATATCTTTCTCGGTAACTTTTTTTAATAAATTAAAATGCGCTTCCATATGTCGCAGTGGATGTCGTGAAAATTTTTGTGACACAACTTTAGAATTTGAAGCTCAGGCTGATATCGATACACCCAGCTTAAGAGGAGCATCAGGAGGTTCTAGATCAACGGTTAGTACCCCGAATCTGAGAGGCACGCGTGGTGGTATTGGCCAGGTTCCGGAAGAGTATCAAGAAGATACCGAAGGGGTTGGTGGAAATAGTGTTGGAACAACGCACGCTCGTGTTCAGGAAACAACAGTATTCCACGACGAGGATTTGGGTGAAGCTATAAATATAGTGGGCAAAATCGAGAAGATAGCAGAGGAGCTTCCAATTATCGATGACGCGTCATTAGGAGATTTCTTCAAACGTCCGGTCCTAATTGATCAAATAGCGTGGTTAGAAACCGATCCTGTGGGACCATTGACTAGTTTCAAACCTTGGAAGTTGTATTTTTCCAATAGTAGAATAACCAATAAAGCTAATAATTATGCTTATTTTAGAGGTAATTTACACATTAAGGCCATAGTAAATGCGTCACCATTTTATGCAGGTTTGCTTAAATTGGCGTATGAACCGATGAAATTTACTGCTTTCAATAAGGATAAATCTAGAATAGCAACTCAAACCGCAAATCAAGAGCGGGTACAAGTGTCTCAACTTCCTGGTTGTTATATTTTACCAAGTTCTAATGCTGGTTGTGAGATGGTGTTACCTTTCTTTTGGGATACTCCTTTTAGTGATTTGACATCACAAACTGTTTTAGCTAATATGGGAACTATAACTCCATATGTATTCAATGCATTACAAAGTGCTAATGGTACAGTCGGG